CACCATTCATCGGCACCCAACGATATACATCATTGTATTTGTCGTACATATATTTGTAACAACTGTCATAAACCATGTAAGACGATGATGGACAAAGATCAAATGCAGTTTTAACATTCTGTGCGGCTTTCGCAGCAGTTGCAGATGACGCAGCAAGTCCAACATGTGCAGCCCTATTAGGAGAAACAAATCCCACACAATCTTTTCTGGTTTCTACAAGATCAGTAATCATTGTTACATGCGTATCTTGGGTTGCGTTTGTGTTTCCAGAACCGCCGCCCTTGGCACCCAAGACAAGGTTGATATCTAATGATTCAACATCTGAAAACTTATCATAACCGATTGACAATTCACCAGCAGAAACAGCATAATCATCTGTACCGCCCGTTAGCGCATCAATCGTAACAGGAACAACCGCTGTATAAGCAGTAGCAGCTGCAATATCTGTTCCCCAGTTACTACCAGCAGAAATATGATCTGTCCAGTATACCCACTTTGATGCTCTGTAGATAACGTCAGGATAATAATTACTGTTTCCCTGAGCAGTTTTTGCAGTTGGATGCTTTGACATATTAGCATGTGTTTCTACAACAGAAGCAGTTCTCGCACCATTGGAGCCACACAATCCAGTAGTGCAAACACCACCAGCAAAACCAGTAATGGCACCAGATGTATCATAAACTACTACATGCAATTCATCACCAGTGCCTCTACCATTATCTACGGCCCACGTTGAATTGCCGGGAGGTCCGTCAAATAAATCGTAATACCGCCAACGGCGCTTAACGTATGAATTATCTGCGATAGCATTTTGTAGACCAACAGCATTTGGATCATCTTTTAGACGAATTGTTGCTGCGTTTGTGCTTGTATTAACAGCTGTTACTTCATATTCATTAAAATCATCAACTGTAACTGTACCAGCACTATCTGAATAGAAAGAAATCAAATCGCCGATGTTAATTGCATAACCAGAAGCATCAACATCGTCAAGAATAATTGTTGTATCACCAGCATCAGCATTTGTTTCGTTAACTTGATTATTTCCAGCTAAATCCTGTTCATATGCAGTAGCACTAGGACAAATCTGAACACCTAGAGCATTACCCCAAGTACCAGCAGACTTTGCAGCCCACTCACCATGAGAACCTTCGCCTGAAGCGAAAGACGCATTGTAATGGTCATCATCACGAATGAGGATACCACTATTAGCACCAGCATTTACAATAGCTGAAGCGGTACGAACTACTCGTAGCGAATCTGAATACTGCAAAAAGTTTGAAGCTGTAAACCACCATTCAAACTGATTGCTTGTAGATTTAGGTTTACCAAAAACCTCTAAAAGTTGTTCTTCTGAACCAATATTAACAACAGAACCCACTGGACCTTTTTCAAAAGGACCGGCGATAGCACCTATCGTAGTTTGAACAGCTGGAACAACATTTGTAAGATCAATCTCTCTGACATGTACGCCAGGTGAAACTAAAAATCCCATGTTCTTACTCCTTTAATTGTAGAGTGTTATTTCAATTATATTTATAAAAATTCATTTTCCAAGACACCTTTTTAGATGTGTTATAACATATAAATAATTTCATGCCAAACGCACATTATGAAAAATATAAAGACACTATTAAAAAAGTAGCTCGTAGAAATTATCGCAAAAGAATTGTTTTACTAAACGAATTTCTAGCAGACAAGTCTTGCCAACACTGTGGAGAAAGTGAAACCGTCTGCCTCAAATTCCACCCCCATGATGCAGAAATTCGAAAAATTACAAAAAGAGTTGGTATTAGTAATGAAAGTCGTAAAGAAATATTTCATCTAGTAAATATTTCATCTATACTATGTTCAAATTGTTGGATTAAAGCAGATAATGATTTAATAGAATTTATTTAATTTTTACCAATTTGTACCATGATCTCTAACCACTGGATTCCATCTTGTTCCATATTCATCTACCATTTCGCCTATATTTTCATCTTCTAATCCTGTAACAATAAATCCAAATGGAGCCATATCTTGTTCTAGAGCGTCTTGTTGTTCTCTCATCATCGTTTGACGCACATCCATATCAGTTAATTCTTTAAAATATGTTTGATCAACTGTCCATGCAAATATGAATAAACAAGCAACTAAATCATCTGTGCAACCTTCATCAGCCTCAAAAGATTGTCCCTTAACAATAAATGTAGATAATTCACTAATGATATCCAAATCTTCTATTATTAATTTGTTATCTTCAATCATTTGTTTAAGATTAGAACA